GAAAAGCTTTCCTGGGACAGTCACCCGCCGAACGCTTTCATCTGCATAGGTGACATTTACCAAGCTTTCACCCGGCGCGTCCTCTGCTGCATAATGCAGTTTTTGCCATTTTTGCTTATTTATTTCTTGAAAAAAATCCGTACTCATAAGGTTTTATCTATTTACTATTTGCGATTTGAAAAATGATTCAATGAGCAGGTTAAAGGACTGTTCGACGGCGTTCTCAATCAGCCGCCCCAATTCATCCTCTTTTTCGTTCAGTCCCTGCTCAATAAATCCCGTTCTTCTCCCTGTCTTTGAAAATCGTTTGCTTTTCGCGCTTGGCATGCCTTGCCGTAAATGCGTCCTAGCTATTGCAAAGGCTATTTTTTCTGCTTCCTTTCGGTTTGCCCCAAAACGCATTTTTGCGTAGCGCGTAAGCCCTTGAATATACTTTGAAGACGCGGCGCCAGATCCGGGGCTAAACGGTATCCGCGCGGAGGGAATACCCTGATTGATATTAGACATATAATCTTGTATCAAAAAGTCTATCCGTGTGCCGGTCGCCGTGTGCCTTACCTGTTCCTCGATAGATCGCGCCGCCTTTCCTGTAAGTTCGTGCCCTTGCCGCCGCCATTCGATTACAACGGCCAGCTTTGCCCCCTCAATAACTTGTTGCAATACCTGTGCATCGATCATTTCTTTTTCTTCTTAGGCATCGGCAACGGCAAGTCATCCGCCATCTCAGGGTACGCCATTGCTTTAATGTTTTTCTTTACTTCCTTTTTAATTTTCTTTATCTTTTTCTTCATTCTGGTATATGTTTATGCCCATCCTGTATAGGCTAACGTTTTTAGTGTATTTCGGCCAGCTTTCGCGCAAAGATTGCTCTTTAGCCTCCTGGTAGTCTTTAGGGTTTTGCGCCGGGTCGCCTATGTGGTTTGCTGTCATATCGGACAAATAGTAAGTTTTGAGCTTTGCGAATGCGCAACGGTCGCAATAATCTAAGTCAAGCGGCGCATAATTGCCGTAAGACTCATTATAATAACCAATCTTCTCTACAGCCAGCCGCGTAATCAACCAATTGCCAATAACTTGACCATTGTCAATTTTTATTCCGCTTATCCCTTCGCGCTTATAGCGAGTTACACCAGTGTGACTTGGAGGAATAGCAACGACGGCAGTATTTTCTATCTTTTGCGCGGCCCCAACTCTATCCCTTAGCCAGTTTTCTGGCTCTAGTATGTCGTTAGCCATTGTCATAAAATAATCATAACCTTGCTTGTACGCCTGCCGGATCATCGCATTCAATGCCTTTGCTATACCGACGTTATTATCTGAATATTCCGTAAACTTCACGCGGTCGCCGTATTTATCCAGCATGCCCGCCATTTCCCAAAGATCCTCCGTAGTACTGCCATTATCCCACCAAAACAGATCGAACTCGCAACCCGCATTATTCAGGTTGTGTGCCCAGGTTTTGCGCGTCATCTCTACGCGCCCCATTGTTAACATTAGTATAGCTACTTTTCCCATCTTCCAGCCTGTTGCTTTAGCGATTTAATCGTTTTCCACCCTCCTATATTAGCGTTGTAATCTAAGTTCAAGTCATCTGCAATACTTTGCATGACGCTACCGAAATCGTCGTTTAGGTCGCTGTATTTAATGTCTATCCAACTTATTTTGCGTTCAGTAAAGAGCCTGACCAAACAAATATCCTGAGCGGTGAAATAAAGCCCGTCATTGTATGCCGCGTTTCCTGTCGTCTTGCTATCTGTCGTTTCCTCTACAAACTTCCTGAGCGCCGCGTTATTCATTAGCCGCATATGGATAACGTTATGCCAATTTAACTTTATATGGCTCGCTATGCGTTCGCTTATCGGCCTAATCATCCAAATGTAGCGAGCGTTAGGGTAGACCTCATTTAAGGTCGGTAAGCAAAAAGCAAATTCAGGACATTTCGCAACCTGCCAGTCCTGATCAACCAAAAGCGCGTTTTTGATCACTTCCGGCTTATGTACGTTTTTGTATATCGTTTCGGCTAAGTGATTTGGTTCGGTTCCTTTGTCGCCCCACAACATTAACCCCGCCGACTGTAAAAGCCGCGCCATTACGCTTGTTCCGGATCTTCCGCCTACTATGATTATTTTTTCAGCCATTTCTTATTTTGTCCTATTTTTCGTGCAGGCACACCGCCCCAAGTTTCCGCCGGTTTCATTTGCGCGGCGCTTTTCTTTGTTACGAACGCGCCCGCGCCAATCATGCACTTTGCGGGTATCGCGGTTTGCTGATGTACGCCGGAATTAATTCCCATGTTAACGTCGTTTCCTATAGTGCATTCGCCACCGACTACCGCGCCCGGCGAAAGTGTAACGCGCTGACCTAATACCGCATCATGCCCCACGTGGGAATGTTTCATCAAAAAACAATCTTTTCCTATTTCAGTCACGCCCTCATGACCGGAATCGACCGTAACGTGACCGGTAAGCGTCGCGCCTGTTCTTATGATCACTTTGCCCGACGGTTTTTTGTGCCACTCCTTTGATATTTCTGCCGTGCCGCCGATAATACAAAAGGCACCAATACTTACACCTGACTCGATCACAACGCCCGGATATATTACCGCGCTATGATGGACGTAAACGCCCCGATCTATGTAATTTCGCTCTGCTTGGTGTGTAATCATCCGTGAACATTTTCTATGTCCGAAGACGATGAAGGCGGCCAGGTCAATCCGGCGGCGGTTACGTCGTCTGGATAAGTTATTGAAAGATTCGTGCAAGTACTCCGCGTCGATAATTCAAAGTCAAAATAAACATATATAAGCCGTTGACTCCCGGCGCTATCCATTAACCCGCCATTCAGCGACGTATTATTCAATGCGACATGAGCCGGGCGCGTCAGGTTCTTGTTTGCGTTCTGAACTTCCCTGAACCACTGTAACCCGTACTCAAACAAAGTAGACCACTGCTCTACCTTAGTCGAATTGTTTAAACTGGTATCGTTTGAATAAGCTTGCAAGTCCATGAAATGAACCCGAAAAGAAAAGCTCGTTCCTAAATCATTTGGGTTAAGCTGAATATCGGGAGGCGTAACCAGTACGGCAGGGTAGAGCGTCCCGGTTTGTTGGCTTGCGTCGTAGTTGTTTGCCACGTTCCTATCCATATCGGACGGCCAGCCAAAATGATAGTTCACAAAGGACGGGTGAACGGTTGTAACCGTGTTGAATATGTTGGATATTTCGAGCAATGTCATTGCCTTATAATTTATGTTATGTTAAATAGGGGCTATTCGTGCCTTTATTGTTTTAAAATCATTACGGAATCCCAACACCTAAATTTTTTCCTGACTCCTTTGTATTTCGGATTATCATAACTATGATTTCTTATCACTTCTATTTCGATAAATTTATTTTTTATCCTTGTGACCTTGCCATGAACTACCTCCACGCTACTACTGCCAACCATATAAGCAACTGCAACCTCTTGCCCTACCTTTATTTCTTTTTCGTAAATATCTGTATTCTTAAATTCCCTCATTTCTGTTTCATTAAATTGTTCTTAAATTCCGTCTCCGCCGCCTTTGCGCTCAAATAATGAAACGCATCATAAAGCGGCGCTTGTTCTGCGGACTCCATCGGCGTAAGTCCTCCCCTATTGAAGACGCCGGCCTCCGCAATATCTTTAAGTGTCAAATACCAACCGTACGCTTTTGTAAGGTTTTTGACGCCAGCCTTAACCGCGCGAGGTTCCGGCTTGCGGTATAAATTTGGAAATCTCTCCCTAATTTCGCGCTTCGACTCATCAAAAAAAAAGCAGTCCGCCAAACGAGTGACAATGGCAGGTCGTTGAATAATTTCCGATTCCGTTTGTACACGTTCTCGTTGTACTTCTCCCCTGGTTGTCTGAGCAGGACGGCGCAAACATCTATTAGGCTTCGCATATTGCCGCCCTTTATGTCCGCCATTGCCGCCTGATATTGCGCCGATTCTGCGAACTCAATAACACTAGCATTTTCCATCAGCCTATCGGGTATTTCCCATTTCTTGCCGTTCCATTCAAATGCTTTTTGGTATACATAAGAAGAAACAGGCGGCGGGGCTAAGGCTCCTATAATTACCTCATACATCGCCTCCAATTGCTTGACATTCATCCCCAGCCCTTGCCGCCCGTCTAAAATAGGAATAGAAACATTCGTAAAATGAGAAACCACGGCGCAGTAGTAAGGGAAAATCTGTTTTGAAAGCATTGTTTGAGTAATTTTACTACTCAATTCCTGCACTTTTTCTTTGTCCTGCGCATCAATAGCCGCGTCAATATCTTTAACGATTTGCGGCGCTCGCTTATCGTACAAATCCAGATGTCCGATAAACTCCCCAAACGTTACGTCCTGCGCCGTCGTCGGGTATTTGTACTTTGTTTTATCGCCCGGTATGGTAAATACTACGCTCATTTACTTGCTTTTCTTCTTCTCCGCGTCCGCGGCGGCTTTGCGTCTGAATTAGTTGCTAATACGTCGCCTTGTGGCGGTCGCGGTGCAATGACTTTCTTTTTCTTTGCCGCAGGCGTTGTAAGTTGCGGCGCTCCCTTCACTATGCTTTTTGGAATAGGTAAATTTTCAACCGTTATCCCGTTGAGCTTCGCCACCCTACAGGCAAGCGCGTAAGTCTTATTGAGCTTTGCGCGCCCGTCAAATGGTTTCTTCTGGTATTCTATAGCGGCCTCTCTGGTAGCTTCGTAAAACGCCTGAGCAATGGCTTTTAAATCTTTTGAATTACTAATCATGTCTCTAATTTGTGGCTAATACTGAACTTCTAATATAGAGCCGGTTAAATGCGTACCTCATCGCGTCCAGCGCGTGATTATAGTCATCAATCGGCGTTTCGCTTTTCTTATCGTTCCAGGCGTAGTTCCTCAACTCTCTTTTGACGCTGTAACTACGCTCTGTTACTATTATTTCAAATTCCTGGATAAGTCGTATATCTTCAATTATCTCCCGTTTTTTCGCATTCGTAATATTATAGCCTTCCTGAGCTATCCCTGCTATCAAAGTCGGTTCTGCGCTATCAGCTACGATTAAGTCGTACGGTCGATCAATGCACCCCGCCAGGTGTATTACATTCTGAGCAGGAAGATACGACTTATACAAATACTCATCAATGAAAATGCGCCGCTTTTTTGAATCGACCGCCACCTTAACCAGCGCAAGCGGAGAAGTAAAGCCAAAATCTAAGCCGTAGCAATAGGCTAATGTTCGGTCAAATTCGCCTTCCTTCCAATTCTCAAATACTACACCTTCTTTCCGATCTCGCCAAACCCCTAAGAACCTATAAGCGTACTTTCCTATATACTTCTTCCCTGGTTCGTCTTTCGCCTTATCTTGAGCGCGAAGCAACCGAATACCAGCCTTGTATGAATCGCTAAGAAATTCAAGCGCATCCATAAAGGTGGTATGAACATGCGTTACCGCCGGATGAGTGCTAATGGGTATTTGATACCCGTCTATCATCGTCATCCGATGACTATGCTCAATCCATCGCTTATAAACCCAATGTTCAGAATTTGACGGGTTCATAATGATTACAATGATATTGGGCGCGTCATTCCGTCTAATGCTTTCGTCAATCTTGTCAAAATCTTCCTCGCTTTCAAACTCCTCGCCTTCCTCTACGATGAGTACGTTTACCCTCGCAATACTTTTTAATTTTGCCGTTTGGTTTCCTGAGCCTGTTTTAACGCCCGAAAAAACGACGTCCGACTTGGTGCTCGTGTTTGTGACCCAGTTTTTTGTTACATGGAATCGCGCCCTTATCTTCAGCGCATCTAGCTTTTCCTCAAACTCTGGTATAATAGATTTTTCGGCGCTGGTCATAGTGTATCTAGTGTACAGCACCCGCCAACCTTCGTATCTTCTTAATGCGTCTGCTACCCAGGTCGAAACAGAATGGGACTTTGAAGCCGCCCGCCCGCCAGTAATTAGAAAGTAGCGCGTCTTTGGTGTATTTTCAAAGATCGTTTGAAACTTATAGTTTATTCTGATTTGTCCCATTCATCAAATTCAGATTGATCCGGTTTGTAAAACACAATTGGCGGCGGTTCAATCTTTTCGCCGTCGCTCGTAACATCTAGTTGTTGCTTAGGCTTGCCGTACCTATACTCAAAAAATAATTTGATCGCCCAGGCGTCGCCGTTTTTCACCGCCTTGACAAGCTGACTAGTCGCCGCGCTATCGTAGGGCGAAAGTAAATCAATCAACTCCTGCTCTTCTGCTTTCTTTTTTCTCCCTGCTCCCCGCCTTTTTCCGCCATGTTTAGTCATCTTGAAAAAACTTGATTAATCAATTTATACTACTTTCTTTTCCAACTTCCGAACCTTCGCCCCCATCAATCCCGCTATTAATTTTAATCGCTTCTCATTCTCCTTTTCCACTGTAACGAATTCCCTGAGCCATTGCTGGCCTTCCCGTACCGTTTCCCCCTTATCTATCTCTTTACGTTCGATCTTATCTAGTAGCTCGTTTAAATGCGCTTCATCCTCGTAATTGATAATCCCAGGCGCGACAAACTCAGGAAAGCCGGAAGGGGCAAGAACGCCCGCACCTGCTGTTATGGCTTCTATCGCGGAAATATTAGACTTCGACTGATTGAAAGAATCATCAACTAAGGGGTAAATAAACCAATCGGGCTTTTGGGCTTTAAATCCATCGAAGTAGGTGAATAGGCGGTTTTCCCATCCGGCTAATTCGTACCCATCCGGGAAGAAAGGTTTTAGCGCCCACTCATGCAGCCCGAAAAACTTAACGCGCCATTTGGGTGACTCAATAAGCCGGTCAATCGACTCTTTTACAGTTGCAATATCTCCGAGGTGCGTCATAGATCCGCGCCAAAATAATTTAATCGGGTCGCCCTGTGGTTTGATCGGGGCAAAGCGAGTATGAAAATTATCATAAGCGTTTTTTAAAACGACCGTTTCTTTTTGTGCGTATTCGTCATATTTGGATTTCAAGTAAGGGGTTGAAACAGTAACTAGGTCTGCGAAGCTTATTATCTGCTCTACGCTCTTAATTATCTCTTCTCTGCCAAAATGCACTTTTGCGGGGTTATAATCTGACAATTCGCCTAATAGGTCGTCATAGTCGCACCAAGTACGCTTCCCCATCTTCTTCACCTCCTGGATTATATCAAGCAACGCGGAGCCGTTAGGCCGGGAAAAGAAAACTATGTCTGAAGTAAAAAAGGTGTGCCAGTCCGCGTCAGAGGGTTTAGTGCAAACTATCTGAATATCGCCGCCTGTGATCTTGGAAAGGTAAAAAAGCGGCGCTACTGACCTATAATAGTCTGTGGTTGGCGACGTTGGATTAGTTACTACACAAATTTTAATCAAAAGAAAAACCTATTTGCGGACGCAAAACGCGGAGATGCGACAAAGGTAAGGAAAAAAGGGGTGCGGTGCAAGTGCGCGGGTTTTTAAGTGTCAAATTGACTTTTATTAAAGTTGATTATAGTTTCACTAACACATCCCCTTTTATAACATGTTTACAAAATTCCTTTATATCAAATCCATTCTTTTTTATGTATCTTTTCATTCCGCGCCCACTGAAGGTTAGGGTGATACTTCCTTTAGAGTAATCCAATTGTTCGTACATTCCATCATAAAACTGATCTGATTCTGTTTCCATTGCTACATTCACCGCCTTAATAGTTAATTTACTCATTATTTTATTGTTTTTGCGTCTCGCATAACGCGGGTTTATTGGTTAGCTTTTTGCCTCTCTTGTTTTTCTAATTCCTTTACCTCCTCCGTTAACAATTGTATCCTGGTTTTATTCTCTTGCGGTATCTTGTCTCTACAATCTTTGCAATACCAATTATTTTCATTATCCTGCGTGTAGTACGTTTTTTTGGAGCAAATGCAGCACTCCTCTGTAGGTTCAAAAACGTCTGTCTCAAACATGTTGCAATGTTTGCAAAAGCCCGCGCCGTTAGTGTATCCTCTTGTTTCAAATTCATGTTCTTCGCACTCCCTGACTTTTTCAAACTTGACCCAAGCTTGCGCTTCTGCCTCTTCTATTGTCTTGCCTTCGCCCCTTATAAATGTGTTAGGAGACTTAGGAAAGGCTTCAAAAAATGCCGTTGTGTATGCCTCTGGATTGCTGGCCGACTCAGCCAGCACTTTCAATGGTTCGTCGCTGGCAAATACTTTATCAAATGACTTAGCAGGCAATACGATCCCTCTACCGCCGCATTGAACAAAACAATCTTCCGGCCAATCCTTTTTACATCCGTATGGTTCGCCAAAACTTTTACGTGCTAGTTTCATAATTCGCGGGTTATTTGGTTATAAATAAGTTTTGATCTACTCCTCCGGCGCCCGTCTAAGGTTATTTGGATTGTTATCTTGCGGCGGTGGGTCATTGTTTGACGTATGTTTTTGTTTCTCCTTTTGCTATTTTATACATAGCCTCCAATTGCCCCAATGTGAATTTTTCTAGGTTGTCGCCGATAACCCTTTGTATCTGCTGTTTTCTGTATTGCGTTTTTAGCTCGTCTGTTTCTACGCTGTAGCTAGTCAAGCTAAAAGCTCGTTCACCAATCCTGTGAACAAATCTGCCGGAATATTCGCGCCGAAACCTTACGTTATTGGCGCTTATCGCAAGGGTTTTAGTTGTCCTAACTATTTTTATCCGACTTTTGATTTCGCCGCCCCTTGCGCCGATGGCGTAAATTAGGTCTCCTGTGGTCAGGTATTTTTTCATTTCTTTACTCATAACATAGGTCTTTGTTCGTGATAACTCAACCACTCCCTTTCCTCACGGGTTTCGGGAGCGGGGATCTCGATAGGTTCAAAATCTAGCAAAGTTTCTAAATCGGCAATGAATTGAATGTACGCCATTTTGCGAGCGCTCGCCAACCGTCTACCTCTGCAAGGTCGGCGGTTGCATTTAGATAATCATCCGCAGGCAAGCCTTTGCGGCGTTGCTCCCTGATTGACTCTATCGCATGCGTTATTAAATTATCTTCCAGGCTGATCTTTACGCGGTATTCTTTTATGATTTTGTTTATTCTTACCTGTATTTCAAGCGCACTCGTATCCAATGATAGTTCAATATTTAATTTCTTAGCCATTTGCTTCCTTTTGCTCCGCCTGAGCGGAAGGTTTAAAAATATCTCCCAGTCTGGATTTACCCGTATCGTCGCCGGGTCATTACAAGTTGTTTTTCATCCACTCCCAGTCTCGGAGGTCGCTGTTAAATTCTAACGTTTCGGGGTCGGGGAGTTCGACAGGTTCGGGTAGTTCGGTAGCATCACATATGTTCACCCGGTGTTCTCCGTAGCAATTCGAGTCACTAAGCATCTCGCCCGATTCGGGACTAAAGCCGTCTTCGTTCTTGTTTAGCCCTAGACGCTTAGATTCTTTATTGATTTGCTCTTGCAATACGGTTAGGTGCAATTTTAACTCTCTGATTGTATCGCAATTTATTTTAATGTTCACTTTCATCCCTCTTCATTTTGCTTCGCCTGAGCGGAAGTTAAAAAATCATCCGGCAAAGATAGCGCCCGTCGTGTGCCGCGTTCGATAAGATTAGCGTCTTTCGGATTCAAGACCTTCAAAATGGTTTTTCTAAGCCATACAGATTTCCCCATCCCCTCTGTACTCGAAGCGTTTTCAATTGCGGCCTTTAGCGCAGGGGTGACTAAAAATTCAATGCGTTCTGTCTTATTTCCTTTCATACGTGCAATATACGGATATTGTACGTTATTTGCAAGAAAATTGCAAGAAAAAAACCGGACAAATCAAATAAGCATCGGAAGTGGTTAACCCGGAAGCCCCGTAAATACTAGAACCAAAATCGGATTTCATACTCTCTGTCTTCTATCTAATCCAATATACCTATGTTCGCCGAGCATGAAGCACTTAGGGGATGTTTGCGCTTAAATAGTTGATTGTTAGCGTATTACAAGTAAGCGATAAACTAAATGTCTTTTTTTGACAAGAAAATTGCAAGAAAAGGAGGAGTTTGGATTCAAAAACCTGTGAAATCCGGGAGCGCCTCAAACTCGCTCTGAGTGAGTAAACAAGTCTCGAAAGTATATTTTTCGATTTCGCCCGTGTCTTCTGTATAAGCAACCATGTTGTTAATTACCTCTCGCATGTTTTCAGGCTTTTCGATAAAGGGGTTAGACTCTTCTAACGTAATTTTTATATACACTTTTTTTGCTTCAATCTTTTCCATCTCTCTAAGGTTTTATTTTATTTTTGATGTATTATGTAATCAGTGCGAGTAGAAATAGTTAATCTCCCGAAGGATAAGTTATGTCATTAACCATATCTTCGCGATCAAACCAGCCTTCAAAGTAATCGTCTATACTCGCTTGAAAGCCCCGCGCTTTTATCTCCATTTCTATCGCGGCGTGGTTGCTCTTAAGTATCCGGCCTAATAAAAGCACAAAATACTGATCGCCTGGCCTTGCCCCCCATTTTTCAAGCCCACCTCCCACACATAATCCCTTGCACTGAACAAGAATCTGAGGTCTGTTTTTTGCATAGCCGTTGGAGAACACAATATCAACGTCAGTCGGATGGTAGCATCGTCCTTTTATTTTGATATACCCATTAACAAAAATTCTATTCCAGAACGGTTTGATTTCTCTGTACTCCTCTTTTTTTTCGTGCAAGAGGATTTCTTTAAACCATCGCCCTTTTAAATTTAAATGCAAAATAGGGTTTTCCATTATTTTATTTTTGAAAACAAATCTTTTTGAATGCCCGCGCTCATGCGGCGTTTTGCTGCGGCGTAGTAATCGGGGTCTATTTCGTAGCCGACGTAGTTCATATCGAACCGCTCGAACGTTAACAGACTGGACGCGCCGCCAACGTGCGTATCTAACAAAATCCAGTCCTTTTGAATTCCTTCTAGTTTCAAAACCCAACTATATAATTTTGTCGGCTTATGGTTCGGGTGTACGCGCTTTTCGCATAGCGCCCGATTGCCTTGACTTATATGTCCTTCCCTCAAACTTCTTCCCTGTAGTAACCCGTTCCACATATACCGAACCCGCCGGACGCTAGAAAATAAATTCGTCCAAGCAACCTCAAAATCGCTTTGGTCGCAATCGCCGTTTACTTTGTCCCAGAAAATTCGGCCTGAACTTTGCGCTTTCTGGTCAAACTGGAGGTAGTTACAGCCCCAAATTATTTGATATTTTGAAACCCGGAAAAGTTCATCAAAGTATTCCTGGTTAGGTTGCTCGTTGTCATAGCGGCTAGTAAGTTTGTATTTTTGCGGTTTCACTTTTACAACTGCGCCGTTTCTCTTATCGCGCTTTTTTATCGCGGTGCCATCTTTGCGAAAAACACGCCCTTGGTGCTTCCTCCCGTCGTCCTGTATCCCGTATGGCGGATCGATTATAGCCAAACCAAAATAATTATCAGGATAAGACGGCAGCCCGTTCTTTTTATCCATACAATCGCCAAGTATAAATTTATTCCCCATCATCTCCGTTTTTTACCTTTCCGCTCCAACCACGCGTCAGCCTCCGACTCCCGACAGTACCACGTCGAGTTTACCGCTTTTTGCTCCGCCGGAAACTTCCCTTTCGCCGCAAGCGAAGAAATATGTTTTGCCGTATACGGGTTGCCTTTCGACTTCAGCCAGTCAACGACCCTTATGGGTTTTTCGACTTTTTTTTCCAATGCTTCCAGGCGCTGGTATAGCTCAGAAAACATTTCGTGCAGGGGTGCTAGGTCGGCCTGTGTTGCTATGTCATTGATATTCATAATTGTTAGTATTTCCCGGTTTCCAAATATTCCTTTACTATCTTTTTGAACTCTTCCAGGCTCCGTGGTATAGCATAGCCGTATCCGTACTTAACCACGACTTTTTCAAATTCCTTTTGGTTCGGTTGCTGCCTGCCTTTTGGCGTCTTCATTTCGATATACAATCCCGCCAGGTCGCCGGAAGGTATAGAAAGAAACAGGTCGGCCACTCCGGCGGTCATTCCTGCGCGTTTCAGTCGTGCGCCCTGCTTTGCCCCTCCGCTTAACTTAATGCCATTCAGGGACGAAAAGAGCAGCATTGAGCGCGTCGGGTAGTTGTTGCGCCACCACGCGACGCACTCGCTTTGTATCTGTTCTTCTGTTTTGCTGTGCGTTTTTCGCCATTGCTGTACAGTCATTTCAAATATTTTTTGAGCGTTTCCGCTTCGCTTTTTTCTTCGCCGCATTGACAATCAATTCAATCCATCCCGGCCGTACCGCTTGCAGTTTGATTTTGACCGGCTCTTTGAACTCCCCTGGAATAACCTTCCCGCGCCAGTCGCGTTTTGGTATTTCTATTTTGAATTTTTCCATGCCGCCTTTTTTTTATTCGCCGTACTCCTCCGCTACGGCTTTGTACAAATCCATGAATATTTCCTTAATTACCACTTCGGAAACACCTTCTTTGAGTAATTTTTTGGCCACTTTTTTAAAAACCTCTGCGCCATTACCCCACCATTCGTCCTCTGGCGGTAATTCGTTTTCAATAAATGTTGTTAACTCTTTCATATCAATACTCATATTCATATACGTCATATTTCAAGCAAATTTCGTGCAATTCCGGTATAGCTCGGAACGTGGACCATTTTCGGCCTGAAGAATCATACTGCTTCTGCATAAGATATTTTTGCCCCGGCTTGATTTTGCCATTGCCCCATTTCCCGAATTCCACGTAAGCCCGCAAGGCCTTCCAGTCCTTTACCCATTTACCATTTTTGACCTCCCCTAAATCACAAGGATTAATGTATTCTATCCATATCCACGCCATACAATCGTGCACCTTCCGCGCTTTCACAATTCTTTCTTCTATTAATTCAGCCATTGTTTTTTTTTTACCTCCGCCTGCGCCGCCTCGAGCGTAGGCAAAGCTTTTGTTAATCCGATCTCAACCGCCGTATGTATCGGCGAAATATTGTGGTCGTAGGCGGTGTAATTACCTGGTTCACCGGACGCGATAAGATACTCGTTATCCTCTACGACTAACGCGCCTATTGTGCCGTCTTCGAACAGATACCACGTGTCCTCGTGTTTTTTGATTATTTCAACCGTCTTTTTGAACTCCGAGAAAGCCGCTTTGGCCATTCTCATATGCAATTCGCTTTTTTCACGATCTATTGGGTCTTTGACTTCCGCAATGGCGCAGTCTAATTCCAAGCTATCGGAATCCAAGAAATCAGCCATTATTTCAATCAGATTTTGTTCTACGTTGTCAAACATTGCTTCTTTTACGTGTTTCATGTCGTCGTTTTTTACCCGACGCCGCCGCGCCTACCTGCTGGTAATGGCGCTCGGGCGTTGGGTGTTAGAATAAAATCAAGTCTTCTACTGTCATACCGTGGGGGATTAAATGCGCCCGGCGAGTTGCAGTCCGCCAGGCGCGGTCAATTACAAATCATAATCTCGACGCGGGAGCCGGATTTGAACCGACGACCTGGAGGTTATGAGCCTCCCGCGCTACCACTGCGCTATCCCGCGAAAAGCCGTGGGGGCGGCGTAAATTTCCGGGCTTCTCCGCTTACGTCCTTGTTTGCCCGGTATGTTGAATTAGTTGTTGTCAAACCGTTGCATGTGATCATACTTAATGCACTCGAAAAGATATTCCGCTATAACTGGCGAAACAGCGTTACCGTATGCGCTTAACCGAGGCACTAGATATGATCGGGAACGTGATCTATCTCGAACCCCATCATCCACGCCGAAAACTGCGGGTTTGCCAAACCTTTGCTCAAATTGTAAAAAGGGACTCCTTTTGTTATCCAATGCAGCGTCCTTTTCTTTTTTAATCTTTTTAAAGATCCGGCCAGAGTCGCCGTGTAGTAGCTCTTGCCGTCTCGTTCCATTGGCGTAGGCAATAACAAACAGCCTTTTTCTTCTGTGAGGCATTCCAAATGCGGAACATGATATACATTCCCATTGCGCATCGTACCCGAGGTCGGAAAGGTCGCATAGGACGCGCTCGAAGCCGACCCTAAGTAATTGAGGTGAATTTTCAATAATCGCATATTTGCAATTAGTTTCTCCGATGATTCGGGCGTACTCTGCCCAAAGATAAGATTTCGCGCCTTTAATCCCTTCCTGTTTCCCCGCGACAGAAATATCTTGACACGGAAATCCACCACTGAGGACGTCAACTTTGCCCCGCCATTCTCTGCCGTCGAATTCTTTAATATCGCTGTATTGCTTTGCATTGTATTTCTCTTTGCATACGTTCCGGCAGAAAACTTTTTGCTCTACCTCGAATAAGGTTTTTATTCCTGCGCGTTTTGCGCCTTCCCCGAATCCTTCTATCCCCGAAAATAATGAACCGTGTTTTAGTGCCATATCTCTTTTTTTAAAAAACCAGCGCGGGAAAAAGAAACGCGACTGACTTTTAAACCGCGCCGGAAGAAAAACCAACTTTCGCAGAGCAACCGAGCCGGAACCCGGTTGAAGAAGATTCTATCTACTTATAAAAAACTCTGCGAAAATTGCCGGGGCGCTTTTTGAGGCGATAATTACCAATTTGATTCACTATAATTTTGTTCCGCGCCTACCTGCCCCGGCTGGCCGCACTTTTGCGGTTTTCTTATGTTCCTTTAATCGCCTGAAGGATAAGTAATATCTTGAACCATATCCTCCGCGCCTAATCCGTATTGATTCATACCAGCAGCTTGTCGCAAGTCGAACAAAAAAGCCCTGTAACAGCCTAATTTTACGTCAAGTCGGGCTATTTCAGATTGTTCTTTTTTATTCTGCTGTATTTCAACTAGCGCTTTTACTTTGCGCTCGTAACTTTCGATAAGGTCTTGAATGTCCATTGCTTTTATTTTTCTTCCCTCCAGCGTGACACGCGCCCCGCTTTTGGTGTTGTATAAGTATTGAATGTGAAGAAAATAATTTTCGGGCGTGGGTCTATCCTGCGCCTTTTTCTTTCTTAATAACCCGGCGGCTCCCTTCCGTCTCCCCCAAAACGTCCAGTCTTAACCGCCGGGCACCCTTACGGGTAATCCAGTCTTAAGGTCTGAGGGAGGATCAACCGGATTGTATGTTTCTTAATTCGTTCTCTAACCGTTTCAAAATCACCTCTTACCGCCTTGCTTTGCCCCTAATTTTTCGATTTCGTCAATCCGCGGATTGAGTAGTCTTAACGCCGGGCTTAAGACACTTGAATCCTCTTCTGTTACCGCGTCCCAATGGTTCATAGCGTCTGCCATGCTTTCTGCGATTTCAGATATTGCCGCCGCGTATTCGTTCAGCGCCGCCTCTTTTTCTTCTCTTAGTTTCAGCATCATAGCGCCATCGCTAAAAGCGCACTGCAACCGAATTTCATTAATCGCATTACCGATATAATTGATAGTCTGAGTCGCTAACAAAATCCTGCTGTATGGGTCTATTTTGTAAGGAAGGAACTTCTTCGCACTCATAATTTTTTGTTGTTGATTTCAAATAATTCACTCTCTAATCTTCTCAGTATCGTTTTATCAATTTCTCGCTGTCGTAAGTTTCGTGGATCCTCCACCGCCTTTTGCATGACTCTAATCATTAGCGTCAGGTGTTCCGGGGTTTGTGGCGCGAGGGGCTTCAAAATGGTATTTGTTCGTCATATTCCGCCTGGATAAATCGCGCTCTTGAAATTTCGTTGTATTTTATCAGCAGGCGCCTTTGTTCCTCCCGAATATTCGGATCGCAAGACTCGCCAAAATGTATTTTCGCCGCCGCAGACATTGCGAACCCAGGGCGGTTGAATAATTTCGTTATCTCCCGGTGGTATAGCTTCGTCTTTTTTCTCATCATCCAGGCCGCAGCGTACCTTGCCGCCGTTGCTTTGTGGCAATATTTCGGGCTTTGCATTTCCTCAAAAGTAATTTTGTACACCTCCTTAACCGCCTCGATGCAGATAAATGCCGTGTCTAAATCCTTTGCCGCTTGTTTGTTTTTCGACTTACCTAGCGCCTCTCTGACTTTTCGCATGTCGTATAGCGGCTTCAGTGATTCGTATGCTTCTGAAATTGTGTAGTCTTTCATGAGATTAGCTTTTTGTGTATTAGTAGTTTTTTTGCTATCGCCTTGACTCTGTCGTTGCCGCCTTTCGCTTCCATCTCCCTCAGTAGTTGCGTCGCCCGTCGCATCCCTTTTGTATTTCGTTCGTTCTCTATCAGCGCCCTTTTTTCTTTTTCGTATTCGTCAACCGCTTGATTCCAAGCTTCCGTTTTTTCGCCCGGCTCTAATCGTATCCATCCACGTGCATTAGCGAAGTCGTACCACGCGGAAGGAATTTTATTCCAAGGGCGTTTTTCATATCGCGCCTGCATTAGCTCGTAAAAGAAATTCGTTTCAAATTGCGCCTGCTCTTTTGCCGACTTTTGCGCCCGTCTCTTTTCTTCCTCGTAAGCGGCTTTTTCTGTCAGGTAAGCAGCAACTAACTTTCTCCGGTTTTCGTTGTAAGCGGAAATAATTAGCCCTACCTGCCGGGCGTTAAATTCGCCTCCGTACATTTCCGCACCGGTAACTTCTATTTCATTGTTCGCCCATTGGCGGTATGCTTCGGCGATTTCGTTTAATCCTAAGAATCCAAATCGCTGAATGATATTTACGGTCGCCTCTTGAATTTCCGGCGTTTCCGCGTCTACCCTTGCGCCGTATTTGTTCGCTAAGTCCGCGAGGAAAGCGCTAACCATTAGCGCCGCCGCTTCCGGCTGATCGTTCCTAAGCGGCTTCGACCGCCCACGCAAACAAATCATCAATTTCGCTGGCTTGCTCTCTAGCCTCTCTAATCTCAGCCGCAGCCCCGGCAGCAGCCCGTCTAATTGTTTCCACTGTTGCAGCGCCGTGACGTTCGCCGGTTTCTTTTTTATTATTTCCTTTGTCATGCTGTGCGGTTTTTTGCCCAAACCCTTTTTTGTCGCGTCTAATCCAATTCCGCGCCGCAGCTTTCCAATCTTTCATAGCTGTGCGGCCTGAAACTTTCCATCCGTTCGATTCAAAATGATCGAAAAAGGTTTCGGCAGATTCGGCGCAAGATTTTTTTTCTGTGAAATAGGAGGTTAATTCTTCAAGTGTTGGTTTTTGGAATTTCTTAGTTTCCTTTGGTGGTTTCGTGGGCGCGTCCTCTCTCTTAGTATCTTTATTAGTTGTATTATTCTTTATATTAGTATTGTGGGAACTTTCATACCTAGTGCCGTGGGAACTTTCATACCTAGTGCTTGGTATATTTGTTCCTAGTGAGGAACTTTCGTTCCTAGTGGTTTTTATCAAAAGATCGTAGTTTTCGCCCCAACAAAACCACATGCCGCGAAGTGATTTATTATGTAGGTGTGATTCAATTATTGCTGCTTTTTTCAAATTTTCATATCGCTTTGTTACGCTCCGCCTCGTCTTTAATTTTAAGATAGGTTGTTGAGTAACTACTAATTTCCAACTAAACAGATAGTATATTTTATCGCCCTCTACTATCTTTTGACACTGCTTTGAGTGTGAGAAATCTTTCAATAATTCAAAAATACTTAGGTCGATTACGTCTAAATCTAACTTGTGTTCGTCTACTGCTTTCTGGTTTATCTGCCAGCTCCATTTCATAGGATTGAATTTGTATAAATGAATAATGCGGGGGATTGGATTACTCATAGAGGCTTTATTTTTTAAAAAGGTAGTTCTTCATACTCGTTAATCAATTCGGTTATCCGCTTCCACTCCGCCCGGCTCGGTAGCAATTCCTTTTGCCGCGGCGCTGGCAAATCCGTTATTTGTTGCGGTAGGCTACATGCTTCCCAGACGTGCTTATCTACGTCGTAGCAAAGCGATATTTTCAAGTTCCATATTTCCAGCCCTTCGCCTATTATTTCCGTGTAGGTAAGCGCTAGAAAATAGCTGCCCGGTTGAAGAAATAGTTTTATCGGCGCTGGTTTGGAATGCGGCCGTATTTGGTGTGTTTGGTATACTTGCATATTATACGTATTGTCTGTTACCGTACCGGCTTAATTGCTCTTCTAGGCTTCTTAGTTCTTCCTGCTCGTGCGGTTCCGGTAAATAGATTCCGTGAAACTTGCTTGCGTGATCGCGGAAAACGTCTATTGCAATCGTCATTTCCTTTGTGTCCAGGGCAGCGGTAGATCTAAAGAAAACCTTTCCACCTTTCTCGTATCTGAATAAGTCTTTACAAATCTCTCTTTTGAAAATTTCGTCTTTGACTTCCTGTAGGCTGTAACCGGTTTCGAGTCCGTACCAGCTTAGTATCAAGTGCAGGTATTTGTTCTGGCGTATCGTTCGCGCTTTGCTCTTTTGCTTCAGTTCTACCTGTTTCCGGTTGTTCCAGAAAAAGGCAATCTTTTCTTTGAATTGTTTGCGGTGCGCGTCGTTGTCTAGGTTGTAAATCATAGTCGCCAAGATTGAAAAACTAAGTCAATTTGCTTTCGCGGGTCTTCGCTTTGCTCTTCGTGTATCTGCATTAATTCGTCAATCACTTGAGGTAAGTCCAGTATATCTTTTGATTCAATACGAAGTAAAATCTTGTCGTACTCTTTATCTGTAAGTTTTACCTGCTCTAGCCTTGATAAAGCATACCAGTAAGCGCCGTCTGGGCATTTCCAAAACCCCTCTTTCCATTTGGTCGCCTTTGCTTCCTCGGAAAACATGATCTTGGTTTCCTGCTGCGCTATCCAGGTCAAAAAACTATCCTCCGGCATTTCTTATATTTTCATAAGTCGCCTTTGCTGTGTCGATGAAATCGGCGTCCTCGTGAAACGATCTAGCTATCTGACTTAACTCCTTTACGTCTTTTGCCCTGTCAAGGGCTTTCATTGCCCTGATAGCGTACTTTTTGTACTCTGCCCGTATAACTGCCGCAGTAGGGTCTTTCTTTGTCTCAGGCGTGAATTCGTCCATTTCTTCGGAAGGCGTGCCCTGGTATCCAGCCGCTTTGAATAACCAGCCAAGCAGGACGCGAAATGCCTTCCCTACTGCCCTGGTTTGCGCCATGCTTGCGATTGCGTATTCATCAAAATATTTTTTCTTGGATTCGCCGTTTGAGCAATAAGCAAAGGCGCGAGTAACTATCTTATCGTTGCTCTGGTCTACGATTTCAACCTCTGCCATGTATCGGAATTCTTCCGGCCTCGTGCTTTTGTCTTCCAACTTGACAATGCGAGGGAATAACCCGACTAAAGCACCGGCGTACTGCCACGCCTCAACCATTGGATATTTGTTTTTTTGGATAACTATAAACAGTTTTTCCTTTTCGATATGGGTCTGAATTTCGGCGGAAAGCTTGGAGAAGAGAACAGGGTCGTTTATGTTTTGGAAGTTACGTTTTTGTACGCCGTTTGGCTTTAGCTTGACTATATCGGACATAATTTGTATTTTTGAATTGTTGATAAAATCTTTTCGGAGCCTCGTGAGGGGCTTTTTTTATTTAGTCGCCCGACGGGTATCTGATTCCGGCGTCGTCTAATTCTTTTAAGTGCAAATCAATTCGCTCCTCCTCTTTGCTTCTTTCTTCAGCGAACCCTATTGCTTTGTCCACATGATCGTCTAGCACACCGCTTGCCCCCGGCATTTCTGAACAGACAAACCGCCAAAGGTATTCGTGCAATTCTTGTATGTAATTGAATATCTCCCCGTCTTGATCGATATGTTCCGGCGACAAAAAACCGTTTGGCCTTTTTTTCATGCTGCTTGTTTTTGAGTGGTTTGGAATTCCGCGCTATTAGCCCGGATATACCCTATCAGCATCGCCTCAATTTCCTCCCCGCTCAAATCCTTCAAATACTGCGAAAAGGTGAAATGCAGCCGCTTTGCTTTCGTTTCGATATACTGTCCGCGTGAATTAATATAATCAAATACGCCGCCGTCAAGTACAATCAAGCCCTCTCCTTCTTCGCTGTAGTCGTCGATATTGCCCGCCTCGAACTCCGCGCCGATAATGTCGGCGAAGTCCAGCGCCTCATCATAGTAGCGCCCGTCGAAGTCGAATTTTACGTTGATTTTGTGCTTTGGGGAAAGGTTGACGTCGTAGTCGTGGATTTGGATATTATTTTTCATGGAAGTTGTTTTGAATGATTTTTGAAATTCGGGGAGGGGAAATTTGCTTTTCAGCGGGGAGAATTGTAATATTTACGTGTTAAATCGCGAAAAGTCGCGGTTCCTTTAGGCTACTTTAGCAAGCAGCCTTTTTAGTCGTCGGTCTCTTTGCTTTTGCTTTCGCTGTTTTTCCTCCGCAGCCTCTTCAAGCAAAACGAGACATTTATCGACTACACCGTGTACGTCATAAGTCCAGCCATTTAGGACTTGACTTACTGCTGTTCTGTGGATGCCTAGGTCGTAGGCTATGCGCTTGTTCGGTATCTTGTTCTCCCTTAGGGCAATCTTTAAATCAGGATATCGTTTCTTTATCATTTCTTTATCGTTTTTGATAACACAAATATATCACGAAAAAACGAGATAAACCGGAATAAGCCGCGATTTAACACAATGTTAACACATTTAAAAAACCTTTTATGAGTAATCCTAGTCTAAAAGAATCCTTCCGGGTCTTTGTCAATCTATTGTACGATGCCGGTTACAGGGCGCCGCAAATAGCGCAAGAGTCAGGAGTCAGCGCAGGTAAAATCAGTTCAGCGCGAAGGCGAGAAGCAAGAAAGCGCACTTATGTAGCTACTATTGAAGAAGTAATTGCACTAAAGACGTACCTCGAAAATGTAACCAGCAAGAAATACAGCGACGACGGCACAGAACAAACCGCCCAACCCCTACTGGCAACCGCCGAAGAGCTGGCCGCCTTGCAAAAAGCATTAGAAGAAGAAAAGGAATCAAAAGAAGAACTGCAAAGAGTAATGAACGAACTCAAAGCAAGAATGCAGAGGATAGAAAAAACGCTTACTGAGAAACTCAAAAGCGCTTTATTTCTTTAATATATTGCAAAAATAATTTTCATTAGCCCGGACAAAAGTGTGTTTTTTCGCGCCCTTGTCTGGGCTTTCTTTGTGGTGCGAATAGCTTGTTTTTGCGTCAGTTTCGTAAACTCTTCTCTCTCTCCTTGCCGCCGGGCGACGACAAGTGTAGTTGCCTCATTAGGTCTAGACATAGTGTGGATTATTTTGTTAGTATGTGTAAATAGTCAAAGTGCTTGCCATAGCCCTTTTCGGCGAGGAAACGGATTATAATAATCGCTAATACTTACCGGGGGGGGGTAAAAGGGAAGGTTAAGATATGTGGAAAATAATTATAAAGCAATGAGTAAAATCAACTAAAACAACGTGTGTTTGTTGTTTTATTGAAAAAAGAGGACTATTTTATCTTTTTTTATTCATCATTCAACTCCTGTTGAAAAGAAATACCTATAATGAATTTGTGTCCGGTTAGGCGCAGTAAATAATCTAATACTTCATGGCTAGGGTTCTGTGTTCTTCCGTTCATGATTTTATACACTGCTTGAAATGAAACCTTGGGGTTTTCGTCTCTTTCGAGCAAATCTTGTATAGAAATACCGTTTGTCGCCAGGTATGATTTCAAAAACATTATTGTATTGGCCGTCGTCCCGTCCATTTTTTTGTCGAATTTACCCTTTTCCGGCATTACTAACAATTTTTGCATTTTTGTTGTAGTTTTCTTTCAACTGTGGTTGAATTTTATTATCTTGCGTAAGATACAGAAATCACCGCGAAAAAGCAAAAGAAACTGGGTTTAGGTGTTCCCCGCCGCGTCAGTCGTTTTTGGTTTTCATTGAGATTTTATCCTGGGACGGCGCGGCGGTTTTTTGAAAAACAATAAACAATGAAAGAAAGTCACGGACAGAAAATGAATCGATTACTCCCAAGTACAGGGGCGGGGCTAGGTATGACATTAATAGTGTTCGCGTTTTTTGCTTTCGCCAGCTGGGAAGTGAATCCTGCGGAATGGCACCCGGAAGCAAGGGCAGGTTTCAGCGCTGCCGGTTTCCTTGCGATGGTTCTAACTGCAATGCTAGTGTATGGCATGACAGACCCGGATTGAAAAGATATTTCATGGGATTATAATTTGTTGGGCGCCCGGTAAAATGAGGCCGGGCGCTTTTTAAAACCGCGTAGAATGACAAACGACTTTGCACCAATATTCCTCATTTGCGCTCTAATCGCCTTTTTGGTGGTCGGCCTACCCTTTCTGCGGGCATTGAAAAGAAGCGCCGTACAGATAGCGAAAGACGCGCTACTATCGAAAGTTAAGCAGGCAATGATTATCGACTTACTTAGGAAGGAATTGGAGAAAGAAAAAAAGAAAAGAGCATGAACATAATAGTAGGCAAATTCAATCAAACAGGGGTCAACGAGGTTGATGTCGCTTTGGTCGAAAAAAAATGGTGCGACCTGTGGCTGATAGCCCAATGGGGTGAATCTTTCAAGTTGGTTAAGTACGTTAGCAAAGATTCCGAAACGATGCAGCTTAAAACTGAAGTATCACCAGGCCAAGCTTACGAAATAATTGAGAGGTTGGGTTTAACGTGCACCAAAAGCGCTTTTTTTAATCGCGGTGCCTCTTGGCGAAAAAAAAGAGAAAGCATGACAAACGACGAAAAAACACTAATCGATTTCTTGAACTGGCTAAGTGAATCGGGCTGGTACGCAGCGGCCGACGGGGAATACGATAACACGGAAGAGCCAAATAGTTGCTTTCGGCTGACAGCGCGGGAAGTCGTGCAGGAATATCTTATTAAGGAAAAGGGGTATGAGGTGGACATGGACGACTTTGCAGCAGGTAGTTCCCGTCCTTTAAAGCTTAAGAAAAAAGAGAAAGCATGAAGACATTAAAAGTATGGGAACAATCCGACCTTAACTTAGACGTATTCCTGTCTGTTGGGGACGAAATAGACGAGGTGTTATATAACTATTTTGGCGAAGTCGTGGTGCCGCAGTATGTGAGCGAAAAATTTATTCAATTAGGGGAGCCGGAGCATGAAGAAGAAGGCATTGATTTTTTCATGTCAGCCTGTTATACTGGCAAGAAATATATTTACCTCGGCATTTTGCCGGAATTCAAGCAATAAGTAAAAGCATGAAAAAGCACAGCCTCCACCCCTTGCTCATTTTCTTAGCCGCGTTCCTCGTGTCGTGGCCAGCGCTCTGGCTGATTTTCCGGCATTGGGGCGCACCCTGGGGAGCGTTAATAGGGTCATTTCTGCTTATTGACGTACTCGATAGCGTAACCCTCCCCTCTTTTTCGCTCCCAGTACGCCAGAAATCGCCCACAATCGACGATAAGGCAAGAAGCGCCCGAATGGTCGCGGAGGCAAGAGAAGCGGCACAGGCGAAAGAAACGCCCAAGGCAGACGAATTCGCTTTTTACGTCAAATCTAGCGCGGCGACGAACTTGAAGGCAGATCCGGCGCCGAAGCCCTGGAAAGAGCATGAAAAGAAAGGACTGAAGTAACAAACTCAATCCCATGAATATGATAATTTTATTAATCGCCGCTCTGGTCTTGCCTGTCTTGATTAGGGCGGACTGGAAAGAATAAAAAAAGGGTATGCCATGTAAGCCGTAAAAGACGAGCCAACAAGGCTGTCTTTGTGGGGTTGACTCGCAAAACGCTTTGGCTACCTAAAATAAAAAAGCCCGGCGCGCAGGATATGAAAAGCGCCGGGCAAACATACTTGAATTGTAAAAGTAAAAAATTAAGCCTTATGAGTAAGAAATTTTTTCAAACTAAAAGCGACGCACTGTCTATATTAAAAACGACTCGGAACGCTGCCGCAACGGGCGGGGCGATTACTAGCATGGTAATAGTGGGTACTATAGCATACCAAGGGATGTTGGATTTTTTGCATCCCGTTTTTGCTGGATTTCTTGCAATTCTAGCTATTGCCCTGGTTGCTTTCGTCGTGGATTACGGGCTAAGAAAAACACTTCCCTTTGGCTTCGATATACTAATTGCGGGCGAATGGCGCAAGGACTGGAAAATAGCCGGATTTCTTTTTTTGCTGTTTGTCGTCAATGCCGGCCAAGTGTACACATCTTTAAAGCTATCATGGGAAGGGCGCAAGGAAGCCGCCGCCGCTATTCAACCCGATTTGCAAGTAAAAGACCTTACAGCGATTAACTCGCAAGTAACCGCATCAAACATAAGAGAACGGCGCGGAATTGAAAATCAGATTAAGGCTATTAGTACTCAAATAAGGGAGAAAGAAAAACAGACTATTGCGGCCTACCCTACTTATACTGAAAAAATAAAAAGCGGTGACGACAAATGGGGTTGGCATGCCGGGCAACTAGAAAAGAAAAAAGAAAAAGCAACGGCAGACCTGAGAAGTCAAAAAACTGACCTTATTGCATCTCTTGCGAGTTTGACAAAAACGCAAACAATGAAAGACTCCCTGACGCTATTTAGTGCCGCGACAATCAACGCTTTTAATACAAATGAGTATGTGACGAACAAAGACCGAAACATGAAGTATATAGGGTATTTCGGCGCGGGTTGCGTTTTACTTGTCCCGTTTTTGTCGCTCATGTTGTCATTAATCGGCCAAAACGACACAGAAGAAGTCGAACAAAAAGAAATCAAAAGTCCAATGCGCCGACTAAAAAAAACTGCTACCGCGCCTCATGCTGCTATCCCTGCCAGATCCAGCGCGCCCGATGATTTTGAGGTGCAAAGGAGGCTAGAGATGCTGCATGCGCAAGCGGAGCAAGAGCGCAAAGAACGCGAACGATTAGAAGAAGAAATTAAGCGCAAGGAAGAACAACAAGCGCAAGCAGAACAAGAGCGCAAGGAATTGCAAGCGCTAGAAGACGAGCGCAAGGAACGCGAAAGGCAAGCCGCAAAACTAGAGCGAATACGAGCGCAAAAGTTGGCGGAATTAGAGCGCAAGAACGCAGAAAGAAAGGCCGCAAAAAAAGCGCAAGAACTAGCCGCAAAGCAGGCGCAAGAAAAGGAAGCGCAAAGGCGCAAAGAAGAAGCGCAAAAACATGCGCAAGAATTGGCGGAATTAGAGCGCAAGCTGGAAGCGCAAAAGGCGCAGGCGCAAGCCGCAAAAGAAGCAGCGCAAAAGGCAAGCGCAAGCCCCTCCCCTGGTAGGCGCAAAGTTGCGTCCCAAGATATTGAAAACCAATCAGTTAAGACGCAATCTAAAAAGCGCAAGAAAAAAACGCAAGGGAGGAGCGCAAAAAAAGGCAAATCTCCGGGCAAAACTATCATTATTGCGGGTGAAGAAAAGACGCGCAATAACTGGCGCGCAAGAGTGTCAGCCTTGCGAAAGATTGCGCCTACAAAAAGAACCGCAAAACAAGCGCAAAGGCTAGCGCAAATAGAAGCGGTTTTGTGGCCGCAAAAAGTAATTTCCTAACTCGTTTCGCGGCGAGTAGCCCGCGCACAAGAGCGCGGGCGAATTTTGAAACAGCAAAGTTATTAGCAATAATGCAAGACTTACGTTACACTGCGACTATTGAAGAAAACGTTACTAGGGTAGGGGCGGGAATTGTTACGCCGCCCCTTGATTTGATAAGGCACGTATACATTATATCCAGCCGCGTTTTGTTTTTAGGACGTTTTGGCGGCTGGCTTTTTGAAATCGGTATGTTTGAGAGATCAGGCATATATTAATATGTAGCGCGGTGAGTAGGGAAAGGCGGTCTTTGGACGCGCTGGAAAGTCTTGCCCGCTACTTTTTGAAACCAAGTTCATGGGATTATAATAGACCGGGCGTGCGGAGTATGGCGCCCGGTCGTTTCCCAGGAAAATAGAAATATGGGTTTTAGGGCATTTTTCAAGCCCCTGCCGGTTGGTAGGGGCTTTTTTGTACCTGGACGTGGGGAGAGGGGTATACCTAATGTTAGGTATGTGAAATACGAAAAGTGTTAAAGTTTACACTTTCTTTCCTAATCACTTGACAAGTGTACATGTTTACACTATCTTTGTATTATTAATTAACAAAAAAACCATTAAGATGAAATTCAAAGAAGTAAAAGCAATAGTAGTAGCATCTATCCCTTTCATGGCTGTCGAAACTCGAAATCGCGTTTTAAGTGAATACGCTATATTTCATCAACTGTACAAGCACTTAGACGAAGACGAGGATTACGATTTTGCCGAAATGTCTTCGCTCGTGAAATCAACTCGTTTTGATGAGTGTGAAATTTCACTAAAAGATGCTCTCGCTTACTCACATAACATATCATTGAATTTAATCAATCGGTAATAATCCCGCGCCTTCGGGCGCTCCCTTAATGCCGCCGACGACGGTCACAAGCCCGTGAAAATGCAGAGTGAGGGAAATTTAACTAACAAAAAAACTAGAAAGATGGCTGAAAAATTAAATATTAGAATGGCTGTTGAGGATAATACCGGACTATTAGATTTTCTGCTTATAGAGAAATTAAAAAAGTACTACGGTACAGAACATGCTCGGCAAGAGATGGACGATGTTTTTGTTATCCAGTTTGAAGATGCGCGCTCTAATAAAATTATTTGGTCTTATGCGGAGAGAGTACCGGATACGCAACAACGAAAATTTGAAATGGAGTATAAAGGTCTTTTTATTTATGAAGCGAAACCTTGAAAATCTGAAAAAATGAAAAAAATAACATTAAAACAAATGTTTGAGTATCTCATAGAACGAGATATTGACAGTCCCGAAATGATAAAGGAATGCAAGGAATATGCAACCGAATTTCTAGGGTATTCTTTGAACGATAAGATTTACGGGTTTTGTGAGGACGATATGGGGTATTGTGGAGACCCGCGAACAAATGAGTTTTGGGGTAATCAAGGGGCGTGCTACAAGGAATTGCAAGAAGATCAAACGGCATACGTAGAACCAGAAACGAGCGACGCGCCAAAGTTTTATATTATCGCGTACCCCGACGAATTAAAAACCGTTCAAAAATTCAGCGCAAAACTATTAAGGCCATGAAAAAAATAATAACCTTTTTAAAAGCCCGCCCGGCAATCAACGTCCGAGCGCTAGAGCGAGAAGCCGGAATACCAAAAAACACGCTTAGTAACGCGGTTTCGGGCGTATTGGGGAAAGTATTCCCAGAAAAGCACACATGGGCGTTAGTTCGTGCGCTTTGCGCCTACGGGCTTGAGTTGAACGGGCAGCGCTTCACGTACGACGAAACTACAGATATATTTTTCATTGAAAGCCCAACGGGCGAAGAGGTGAAAAGCGAGGATAAGGGCGATCATTTTGTCTATTTCGTCCCGGTTTATCGGGACATTGTGAGCGATGAAATTGAATTAAAAGAATACTTAAAATAAAATCGCGGAATATTCCGCTTAACTGCCCGTAAGGGTGAAAACAAAAAAAGATGATTAAAGTAAAAATCACAAACCAAGAGTACGACAAAATAACGCGGTTCTACCCGAAGCCAGATCAGATCAATTACACTGGCCGGTATAGTAACACCGGCCAAGAAGCGTATTTTTCCGCCGATGCGGTGACGGAAAGCGGGCGTGTAGTCCTTCCGGCGGGGAGGGTCGCATGGTTCGACTACTCAAGGATATTGGGCAACTGTAGTAAGTTGCTTATTATCAGAGAGTAAAAACAAAAAAACCTCCCTGCCTGCACTAAGCAGGAGGGAGGGGAAACAAAACCTTATGATAATCTTTTACGCCGCCGGCGCGATAGCTTCGCCCTGTGGCGTTTCTTCTTTAGGCGCGCTGAATATCTTGTATAGAATCGTAACTAGCGAAACCACGCCGATAATAGCACCCTGCCAGTTTCCACCGATCAAGTCGCGGGCAACGCTTTCAATTAGTTCGATAGTCCCGCTCGGTAGGGTAGGAACGATAGCAACGACAATAGCGGTTAGATAATTCCAAAAGTTTGCATCCAGAACCCACCCTTTGACGTCGGTCGGGGAATCTTGAAAAAAGTTCCGGAGCGTTGCGCCCGCTCCTATTAACATGAAAATCCAGCCGACTACATTTGTGGCGACGTCCGCCGGAAAACCGACAAAGAACCCGCCTACAAGCAGCGTTACCGCCGTCCAAAAATTCGTACTTTGCCAAAACTGTTTTTTTATTTCTTCTGCCATAATGGTATGTTTTTGGAGGGATGATTAATTATTTTTGTTATTCTTGTTCGCGCCGTTCTGGGCGCGCTCGACTTCTTTGAGTCTGCTCCTCAATTCTATTATCTCCTTATTCTTTGTCTCTAGCAAGGCTTTTAGCTCTGTTATTTCTTCGTCTTTCTCGCTTACTATTGTTTCCAATAACTCAACCTTTATTGTCAATTTTGCGGCCTCTATCTTCGCCTCCGTCAAGTCTTTCGTTACGTCTTCTACCTTCGTTTTGATGTAATCTAGTTCCGATTGCAGTGCGCTGTTAGTGCCTATTATCAGCTTTTTTGCATATTCCCTTATTCCGTTTCGCGAAAAAAAGCGCTGTGCTGCGAATTGCATAATACTCCCAATTATTGCGCCCAATAGGAGCGCGGCCAAATAATCCATTTTCTCGTGTTCATGGGAGGATTAAGAATTTGTTTTTGCCTTCAGTACCCTAGCTCTTTAATCGTGTTCTCGAAGATTGAACATAGCTGATCAGACATTTCAAACCGCTTGCGGTTGTGCAATAAAGACGAATACATGTTGCCGTCTGCATGCCTTTCTGTCGCCGCTTTCCAGTCGAAAAACATTTCGATAATATCAAAAAGAGTCATGCCGTCAATACCTCGCGGATAGTGCTCAGGATGGTGTGAATTTTTAGAGTAATGGTGTTTTAAAGCGTCGCCTAACTCTATCAAGTACTCTTTGTATTTGGCACTTCCGTAAGTTGTGTTTTTTAGCTTTGGCGTCAATTCGTCAAACGCCTCTTTTTCTGGGCTTTTCAACTTCGAATCATCGTGACAATTTGCGCGCCTGATTAATTCCGCCGCCGCTTCTGTAAGTAGCTCTGAAACTCTTTTAATATGCTTTAGCGTGTCTGCTGTGCTGTCGTATCCCATGTTAATGTATTTTCATTTCAACTTCAATCTTCATTTCCTGCGTTGCCTTGCCTCCGTACTCGCCCGGCGAATTATTCGCTCCGCCTATTGATGTTCCGATTTCGCGCATGATCGTGCAGCGCCGGAAGTCGTGACCAGTTAGCGACGACTGTATTTTGTACTGCACTTTGCGCTTATAGATCACCGCTTCAAAATGCACCTTTTCTCCCGCTTTGGCTTTGACAAGTTCGCCCACAATCCACCGGGCGCCGGGATAGTTCGTATAAGCCGCAACCTCAAAAACACCGCGTTCTTCAGCAGGGCGCCACGCTATTATCGCGCTGTGGTGGTTGTTTGCGCCTATGTACCTGGTCAACCCCTTCAGCTTGTTCCAATCTCTTGCGTCCCGGTCGCCTTCCCAGTCAAACCAAGCTGATTCGTCAAACTTCGCCCACCCGGAGAAGCCGCGAACGACAAAGCGCGGTCGCCATGATTCAAGCGGGCGGAAATTCCATTGCCCGGGTTTGATTGTGTAGGTTGTCATTTTTCTAAGTCATCATGCTTTTGGTCGCCTTTCTGTATTAGCGTCGCGAAATTCCAAGAAACCACGACCACTATAACCCCTAATAATACAATGTATCCTATCATTCCTCTGTCAAGTCTCTATATATAATTAGCCTGTACTGATTGTCAGGAGTTCGCCACACTTCCCGCCCGGTTTCTACGCCGTCTTCATTCACCTGTTTGCCGATCAAAACGAATTCGCGGGTATCTCCGAACAAGTCAAGGAAACGAATATGGTCAACGTCGTAGAACCTAATTAGCTTCGAATATCCTAATATTTTGTACCCGCTAAACGAGTATGTTTTTTCGCTGTTATTGATTGCCGCGTCGTTAACTTGTCGCGCCCGCAAGTTGCTATTTATTTGCGCAAAAAACACGCTATCTGGGTCGGCGCTTCGGTCAGTAACTTTGATTAGCAAGTTTTTGAACTCTTCGCCGTACCGATCCTTTGACCTATCGAAATAGGTTTCACCGGTAACTTCTTCTAGCAAGTCGCTCAGATCGTTGTGCGCCCGCCTGTACTCAAATTCTACCGCGCTTGTTTTGAACGCCCTTGCAAGCGGCCTAATAGCCTGGTGTGCGTCTCGGAATAGTCGCTTAATGAGCGTCAACGAATCTATCAACGCGCCGCACGCCTCCGAACTTTGCCCGTTGTCGTATTCCAGAACACGGCACTGTTGAAAGAAAGTAGTATCGTTTACCGTGCTCGTTTTCAAGTAAGAACTATCCTTTGTAATTGTCTGCGCCTGGCAAGTTAAGACCGCAAAAAACGCGCAAAGTATTAATATTAATTGTCTCATAATTGTTAATTATCGTGTGCAATCCAATCGAACGTTACCGCCGTTGACGTTGCCGCCGTTGACGTTCCGACCGTGTAAAATCTAACTTTGAAATTTGAAGCCGTTTTCGTGTGTACTGTATATTCGTAAGGCGTTGTGCCTGTTATCGTTACCGTTGCCGCAAAACTAGCGTCTATTAAGTTATGTGTAATTGTCAGATCGCCGCTCCCGTCCGTTGTATTGCTTTCGCTACCTTCGTCTTGGTCGTCTTTGTTAATATAGTTATCGTCTACCCAGTCGCGGTCGGCCAGCGTTTCCCATGCCGATCCTGTATAGATTCGAAAAGCGCTAGTATCCGGGTCGAAAAGCTTGAAACCAGCGCTTCCGGTCGGGTAGTCCGCAACCTGAACAGACGGAAAATCAACGCCCTCGTAAGCGACGAAAAAGCGGCTTTCTGTACCGCCCGAACCCGCAAAGCGAAAATCATATATAAGAGTATCCGACGATATACTGAATATTAGGTTTTTCGAACCCGACGAACCGCGTATGAATAGGTCGTTTTCTGCGCCGTACTGCTGATTATTGGTTGTGTTTGGCCCGGCGCTTCCTATCTGAATACCCGCACTTTGCGAACTTAAACTAATTGCCGTCCTTGCGCTTGTTCCCGTGCTTTGGTTTGAAAACCGAAAAAGGGTCAGGCTATCCAATTGCCCGTCTACGAATAGCGGAATACTTGTACTTACTGCCGCGCCATAATCGACACTGAATTTCCTGCCAGGGTCGCCGCTTGTTCCTATGCCTACATTCCCGTCCCTGTATATTCCCGTCCCGTCTAGCGTCCAATAACTCGCCGCCGCCTGGTCTATCTCCTGCGCGTCAAATTCGCCTTTTGAAGCGTTCCAGGTTAGCAAATAGCCATCTTTGCTGGTCGTATCCTGGTCAACATCGAACGACCAGAGGCCGGACGTGAATCGGGCGTAATGACTACCGCCTATGCGAGCGTGGTAATTAACCGACGCGTCTACTTCCTGCCCTAAGAGAATAGGCGCCGTGTAAGTGTTTTCGTAGCCGGTTTGGTAGCCTATCGCAATCATGCTGTCGGCTTCGGCGGCATTGTAGCCGGTTTGGTAGCCTTGCAAGAAAGTACTATTTGCTGTTGTTGCAGTCGAAGTATAGGGGCCGGTTCGGAAACCCGAAAAAAAGCTACCTATTGCGGTAGAGACGTTTCTTGCGTTTTGTATTCCAGCGGCTTGCGAAAATTGCACGTTCGTTGAGTTTCGGAAGTTTTCACGCCCTTGCGCAACGATAGTATTTAGAGTGGTGGCCAGGTAGGCGTTTCGGTCGCCAATCAAAACTGATCCCGCAGTACTCCCGGCATAAGTGTATCCGTTTAGGAAGCCAATCGCTGTGTTATTGTCGCCGCTTGTTGTGTTATACATGTTTTGATAACCAAGAAAGGTATTGTAATTGCCCGTAGTCCAGTCGATTCCGTTTTCAAAACCTTTTGCCGTGTTCGCGGTGCCTGTGGTTATTTTGGAAAGGTTATTTTGCCCTTGCGCTGTATTGTAGTTACCCGTCAACAATGCGATTAGGTTAGAACTACCCGTTGCAGTAGATCCTGAAACATTTGTCGCCACTAAGAGATTTTGAAAACCCGCCACGAAATTTCCAGTACCAGCGGTTTGCGCCTTAAGGTTCTGAAAGCCAATCGCCGTATTATAGTTGGAGGTAGTGGCGGCGGCTAGATTCTGATACCCCAAAACCGTATTTGCATTGCCGGAAGAGTGCGAGGGCATTGAACCCGAACCCATTATCGTGTTGCCTAGTCCCGCGTCCGTTCCGATATTCCCCGAAACATTGAGCGCTCCGGCGAACGTGCTAGTCCCTATTGCGATCTTCCCGGCGCTGTAATACATGTCGTCGTTTGTGTCCTTAATCCAATGCGAGATAGGGGAGTATGCCGCGCCGTCGTAGTAATAGAAGTCGTCTAGGTCATCGTCATAATATAAACCGCCCTCTATCCCTACCGGCTGGCTGGCCGTCGTTATCGGCGTGAATTGAAAAAGTCCGTCGTCGTGCAGGGTAAGCCAGGCGGAAGACGCGCCCGCCTGAAAAATAAGGTCTGCGTCGGCGTTGGCTGTCCCTATGTACATTTCATCGCTTGCGTAATCCGCGACAATACCGCCCCAGAAATTATCCGTTTCGTTTCCAAGGTAGATGTTTGAAGTGAAGCTGGACGGCGCGAGGATAGAAAGTCCGCTATTCGTGCCGCTCTCTAATGTTAATTCATTTGCGCTACCGCTCGCCGCAACCGTTCCAGCAGTGCCGCTTTGTATATGTAAGTTCCCGTCGTAAGCGTCGCCCGAAAAGTCGCCTATTCCTGTTAGCCCGTTGTAATATATCCCGCCGCCTGAGTTCGTCCAGAGTCCGCCCGCTACGCCATTATTCCCCGTCGCTATCGTATCTCCGTCCAAAACCAGAAAGCCGGGAACAAGCCTAAGTAGTGTATCCCACTGCCCGTCAAGGCTCGCGTTAGAAATAGCGAAGTAGCCTGAGTCCGGCGCCGCTTCAATCTGCTCCCAGAAAAAGCGCGGCCACTGCGCGAACGCCTGGCTCGCGCTGATAAAGAGAATACCTATTATGAGTATTTTTTTTAATATAAAATCCATCCGCTTATCTTTTCCGTTTCATCGTCTGTTTCGCATCCTGACGGGCAATAATCCACCGCCGAAGTACTAAACCCGTCTAGGCTTGCCGCGCAAGTGCAAAGGAATTGCTCTAGCCTTTCGCGCTTCAATTCTATTTTTCTTAGTAGTGTATCCTGCGCAAATTTCACACCCTCAAGCCCTGCGTTTTGACCAAATTGGCTATCATTGAAATACAAACCGTTTGCGCCAACCTGCATACCTACCCAAGGCAGGGACTCGTACAAAACGCACGCGGCGGAATATTCGCGCAAGTGCTTAGTCCAAAGCGCCTCATAGCTTGCGTCCGAGAACTTAACTGCCGTACTACCTAACGCAGAATTGTATTGACTCTCCGCGCTAGACTGCGCGGCTATTAGGGTAGCATGAAAAGCGGAAGTTGTGACCGGCACAACAAAACGCTGCTCTGCGTCAAAAACATGAGCGCTAACCAAGTGCGCATCAAAACGAGCGTCGGAAGGCGCGGGGCGCAATATCCCGCCGTTAACTACTTCGCCGGGTTTAATTAGAGTCTCCGCCATCTTCTTGTATTTCAGGATCAATAATAGGTTGCTCGTTCTCTTCTACGTCGTCGGGATCATACCCCAGTACTTCCCGTTTTTCGTTGCGGCTAAGGTTTGTATTAACGTCAATATCTCCCATGAATGAAATCGGCAGATTGTTGCTAATTGCCAGGTTGACTTCTCCCCAACTTCCGCCCGTCCACTGTGCGGCAATATCCAGGTAGGGGTTAATCACGCGGGATAAAAATAGGTTTTGGCGCGGCTTGATAACCGTATTTTGCACGAATTCAGTTTCGTTTTTGAGCTGTTGGTTGGTTCCTAGTTTGCCCTCCGTGGAGTGACCGGATAAACCCATAGTCCACCGGCTGGCTGTAACAATAGCCTGAGCGGCCAATTGCTGAAGCTCCATGAATTGCCCTTCGTGCTTTTGCTCCAAGGGTACGACATTGGCCTTTAGTTTCTCGTCGCTGAGAACTTGAATGAAGGTTTTAAATGCGTTACCGGGTTGCGTGAATTTATCTTGTGCTTTTGTCACTAAATCCTTTGCCTCGTCTTGCGACATAGACCCAAAAAACTGTATAATACTAGAAAACATCATACCGTTTTCCAACTTGTCTACATTGACGCGGGCGATTCTATACTCAACCTCCGCCCAAAATTGTGCGCTAATCCATTCCGGCAAGCCCCAGTAAAAGAAGCCCGGCGCATACTGTTTCAAATGAATGGCCGTTCTTTCTGTGCCATCCTCAAATCGTGTCCAGCGCGGGAAAATAGAAACCTCGCGGAATCCCTCGGGCATTTGTTCGGGCTTGCTGGTTTCGTGTACCCGCTCCCAATCGTCATAAATACCTATTGTTTCGACAATGCGCGTCTCTACCGCTTTGCGTATTCCGACCATGTATAAAGGAACATGGTATAAATAACAAAACGACTCACTGCCCACATTCCCGCGCACCAATTCGACAACGCAATTACCGAACGCTTCGTACTCGAAAGACATTCGAGCCAAAACGTCAACTAATGTTTCGTCGTACAAATTGACGCGGCTAATAAAAGCGCTTAGTTCTTCCAGTTCCGGCTCATTCCCTTCGTAGTATTGCCTGTTTTTTGCCGCAACAGTAAGCAGATCGTTTTGCACCCCGGCGTAAGGAATAAACCCGTCCCCGGTTATCATATTTACTTTGTCGTTAATGATTCGGCGCAAAGTAGGGGAGTAGTTGCATAGCGCCATTAGGTTTTTGAGAAAGGAACTTTCAAAATTAAAAAAACGAACCCATTCGGTCGTACCTTCAAGGCGCTGCCGCGTGGGTTCGTTGTATAAGTCCTCTGTTATTATGTCGGTATCATTGCTAGTTATCCAGGCGCTTGCCAGGACGTCCGGCGTCCGCCTATGTCTCGGTTTTTTTCTTGCGGTTGGTTGCTTTTCTTGCATTTGCTTTTAATTTACTCGGTTTCCGTGTTTTTAGCGTTGTGTTTTCCTGCTCTTCGGGTACTTCCAAAACGCTTACGTACTTCCCGGCTGATGTGGCGTCCATCGCCCACCATGCCGCTAATTGATCCTGGCTAAAATCTTTTATTTGGCAGGTTATGCCCTTTCCAGTGAGCGGGCACCCTCCGATAAAAATATGATCCGGCGCAAATACGCCGCCAAGGATGATTTTTTTCAATTCAAATTTTCGCATCTGCTTAGATTAATGCAGCCATTACCGTTGCACCGTCGTACAATTCAATTGCTTTTTCTTTTGCAACGCAACGTAAATTAATTACCTCTACGTTTGCGTCAGACAAAGCCGCTCCGGTATCGCCTTCAGTCGTTGAAATACGGACGCGCTTTTTGCTGCCCGTTCCAGTATGCCCCCAAACCCAGTATGTTCCGGTTTCTTCCATGTGAACCGCGACCATCCCACAGGCTTGGTTAGCTATATCGGTAATCAAATTCCGGTCGGTCATGTTCCGGCATGGCCAAACGCCCGTAAAGGTTTGCTCCACGCTTACAGCCCTGGTAACTTCATCCACGGTCAACGTCTCCGTAAATTGCGCCGATTCATCGCGGAAATCATAGGCGTAAAAATTCACCGCCGTACTCGTCATTACAATTGCCGTAGCTGTGCCGCTTGCGTTCGTTGTTACGCTGCTAACCTCATTCGAGTTAGCCAGGTATAAGTAATCCGCCCCGGCTCCACCTGCGCAACCGCCTGACGTACACGCTGTAGTTCTTCCTGCGCTTAATGCACTCATTTGTTATTGTTTTGCAGCCTATTGGCCAGGTGAATTAATAACCCACGCTAATTAGCGACGGGTGAACGTAATTACCGCCGATCTTAAAGCGAGTTTTGGTTTTTACTTTTTCGTCATCTTCATCAAACCAAACCGTCAATTCAGAAGCGGTCAACCCCGCCAGTGCGGTATCGGTCGCCAGAATCTTATTCATTGGCGTGGTGTATTCTACGTAATTCGGCGTAGGGGTAGAAAGATCATTTGTCAGGATTGTGCTCCAGCGCCATTTCGGAACCACCGGAATCCCTCTAAACGTCGCCGTTTGGATACCATTTACAAGCGTTCTGAATCCTTCGTCGCCTGCGTAAGTGGTATTGGCGCCGTCTTCCAAATCCTGAATGTAGCGCTGATAAACTTCAGGCGTGACATTAATCACTTTCATACTGTGCGGTAGCGCTTGTAATTCATTCGGCGCATTGTCTACGACATCGCGAATAACCGTAATTCCGTTTCCGGCGGTCAATGGCGTACCTGAGCCAGTGTCTTTGTATGGGATAAGGTTGTCGGCTACCAAAGCAGGGTAGTGTACCGTCCAAACGCCATCGATCAGATCGTAATCAGGCTCGGAACTTTCCGTATTACCAAAATGGTAGATCCTTTCAATGTCCAGGCGGATAGCTTCACGGATTTTTTCGAGCCAAATGTCATACATCAACGTACCGCGTAAGTCGGCGATACGGGCACCGCGCCGTAAAGTCTCCTCAAAAACGGTATCTTGAAATTCATCAAAACAAATTTCGGTATCTACTTTGGCTTTTTCGACCGTTACAAAGCGTTCATAGGTGCGCAAATTTCCAACCGGCGTAAATCCGCAGCCTGAATACTTGCGAACAATCTTTTCTAATTTCTCAACAAAGCCAATGCGTTTCTTTGATACTACGTTTGGCATTAGGCGATAACTCGAAAGCATTTCGTCGTCCATGAAGACTGGATCGAAAATTATTTCGTTTGCGCTATCTCCTACAAATTGCACTCTTCTTTCTCCTAATTTCGTTGTAGGCATCTTAAAAAAAGTTTTTGCGTTAATTAATTTGGGTTAATAATCCAGACTTATCGTAGCGCTGGAATTGGCGTAAATTGCACCGGTGCCAATTGTAAAGCGATGCTCTACCCTGGTAGCGCCGGAATTGTTGGAAGTGGTATAAAATACCGTCCAATCATCACCGGGTTCCAAGCTTGATGTATCCACATTAAGCGGATCTGTTGCCGCGCTGGACTGGAAACCTGAACTGTACGCCTCGTTGCCGTGCATATCTACCACGCGAAATTTCACGTAATCGGTCGCCGTCGTTGCGCCGGTTCCAGGTGTAAAAGCGACTTGTGCGCCAGCCGTAGAGGCTGCCCACGTAAACGTAATATCGTGTGCATCGCGCAAACGCTCCACGCCATAAAGTTGAATCCCATTTGAGTTAGAAGCGCCGGGCGTCGATCTCTTGACGCTATTCGCGTCGATATAGTTAGCCGTAGAGGTATAACTATTGTCTATATCTTTAGCCATTTTTTGCTAATTTGTTTGGGTTAGAAAATTGGGTTTACCCTGGTCTATGCGCCTTAATAAGCGTAGCCAGATTGTCGAAAAATGGAGCTGCCGACTTAGGGACGGTATTTTTGTCCTTTTTACCGTCGTCTTTAGCCGCGCCGCTTGGCGCGCCGGTTGTGCGCTTAACGGAGGCTTTCAATGCGTCCAGTTCGGCGCGAATAGCTACCAGTTCCGGGCTTTCTTCCGTTGCGGGTTCGGGCGCTTCTTCTTTGGCCACTGTGTAACCGTCTCGCTCCAAAAGTTGAATCATTTCCTCGGGCGTCATAGTTGCGTCCGTCGTTGCTTCTTCGGGTACTTCTTCCGTTGCCGCCGGGGCTTCTACTTCCTCGGCTGCTGAAACAAATAACTGTCCAAGCTTCGCAAATAAGTTCTTATTATCTGCCATTTTTGTAGTCTTGTTTGTGTTAGAAAATATTAATGAATCCGCAAGAGCTTGCGGGGTATTACTGTATTTAGCGAGCGCTTTATTTTGCACCTTCGCGTCGGCTGCGCTCTCCGCTATCTCTACGCTACCCGTCACCTTGTCGATAAGTCCTGCCGCTTTGGCTTCTTCGGCCGTGTACCACGTTTCGGCGGTCATTAGCGCCTTTACCTGCTTGAGTGTTACGGGGTTTCCATTTCCTTGCATCTTTGCAGCATAGATACCGGCTAGGTTGTCTGTCATTTTGTCTAAAAAATCAGCCGTGTGCCGCAAATCGTCAGCCTCGCCAACAGTAAAAGTCCAAGGGTTGTGAATCATCAAAAAGGCGTTCTCTGCCATGTGGACATTATCGGCGGCGAGTAGGACAATAGAAGCGATAGAGGCAACAAATCCTATACCTGTGGCAGTAGACTCCGCGTCATGCGCCCGGATTAGATTAGCTATACCGATTCCCTCCATCGCGTTGCCGCCCGGTGAATGGATATTTATACTAAGTTTCTTTTTTTTGTTCTGGCTCAGATTGTACGCCATTTCACGAACGCCAAAACCCCAGAAATCGTCAATTTCTCCGAATATATCTATAGTCGCCGCCGTGGCTGCCGCCTGGAATCGGTAGCGGTCGCGGCCTGTAGGTAAGACTGAATTGATATTGTAACTCGCTTGCATGTAGGCAAATATGCAAGGTTGGGGTTAGGTAAGTGCTATCAAAAATGTTTTTGGGTTATAGTTCCCTTTGCCTTGCCAGCATGCGCCAAATAACCGGTTCGCTTACGCCGGTTTCATCTTCGAGCCTAGCTATCGCTTTTCGCTTACTTTCTTCCTCATATAACGCCTTTGGGTACAGTTCCAGAACCATGTATTTTGCGGCTGTCCTCTGCTTAATAACCGTCTTTCCAAGCATATATAAAACAAAACCCGACGTTGTAAATACCTCGTCCTCTCGCTTGCAGTGCATTGCGTATTTGTGAACAAGCGTCTGCGCAAACGTTTTGTTAGTTTCCTCTATCTGCCTATTGTCGTAATATGTTTTTTTTGCAACCATATTTTACACATGAAACGTAATTTTGAAACAACCTTTGCGCGGCAGCCACGGCACCCAATGTCTTCGACCTCGCCCCGGCTTAAATGACTGTTCCAAATTGAAAATAAATATTTCAAATCTTTCTCAGTGGGGGAGGTAGTATGCGAAACCTTATAGACGGTATTCGCTATCTTTTGCCGTTCGACTTGCGGCACGTTGAGGGAGTGTTTGTATATTAGGTCGTTTGTGTTCATTACTCAAAATGTTTCTAATAAAAGAATTTGCCTGTTTGCGCAATAATTCGCTTTTCCTGGGCGGCAGCGTTAATATGTGGTTAAGTCTTGAATGATATTTGCTCAAACCGTTGTATTTAGGCAAATAGCAAGCTATGTGTATGTATTCCGCCGTCTTTAACACTTGTGTGCTGTATTCAAAAAACGAAATACTATCAAACTCCTTATTTGCTAAATGGCTCTTAATCCTCTTGGTTAAAAATATTGATTCACCGATATAGACTATGTGTTTGTTTTTGATTAGAAAATACAGGCTCCCTTTTGGATTAACTATTCTCTCCGTGTGCTCGTAATCATCTAATAAAACAGCGTTCTTTAAAACTTCGTCTATTCCATAAACCCCTATTTCGTCTACCGTCTTGAGTATTATCCATAAATCACCCCAAAGGGCGCATTCAAATTTATTCCTTACATATTTTATGTTCGGAACTTTTCCTATTGATGATCCTTTTTTCATTCAAAAGTTGCTTGCGTCCTTATTGCTTCGCCTTCGCCCAGGTCGTTTGCTACGTCCTCAGAGACGACGAAAGTTTTGATTCTATCTATCCTGTTGTTTGTCGCTTCAATGCCGTTCTGTAGCTGCTTGATAACCGTCGTTAGTTCCGCATTGCCACCGCCAACCGCTTGGGGTAGAGTAGGGGCGCTAATAGGTGCGGTAATCGCTCCGCCGCCAGCGAAACCCGGTACACCAATAGCCCGGAAGGTAGACGCGCCGCCGAGTGCCGCCTGCTGGATGCGATTCAAAACAACCTCCCCGCGCCTGACGGTTGCCAGAACATTGTCGCCGTTGCTTTGAGTGGGAATGTTTTGGCGGTCTGATATTCGCCGCCCTGTAATGATCCCGCCCGTTGCAAGCGGTTGCGCGGCTATGATAGCGGTTTGGGCAGCGCCTTGAATACCGGCGATAATGGCCTGAGGAATAGAGAACGGAACGCCCGGCGGATTTGCAAGCGCACGGGAAACAGATAGCGCCGTCTGGATAATGGATTGAATAATACTTAACCCCTTTTCTTTCTTCGCCTGCTCTTCGGCTAGTTTTTCCCTCTCGCTATTGCTACGCGCTAAGGCTTCATTTTCGGCGGCTAGTCGTTGCTCTAGCGCTTCGCGTTGCCGTCCCGACGAATTACTTATTTGCTCTTCAAGCTCTGCAATACTTTCCTCTTGCTCAGAAATTTGCGCGTCTATCGCTTCGGTTGCTTTTGCGGCGCTGCGCTGTTGGAAGGCAGATAGTAACGGAGCAATGGTATCTAGCCCGGTTTGCACTTGTTCGCCGATCTTCACCGGATCAAACAGCGCGTCCGGCTTGTCTGAAATCTGTTTGACGCGCTTAAAAATATCCTGCGCCGTGCTTTCTATATTGCCGCTAAGGATTCTAAAGCCGTCCTCGGTCTTTTCTATTGTTCCCTTAATCAGTTCGTCGGTTGCGCCAAGTGCGGTTTTAATCGTATTTATCCTTAGCTTTTCAATTACGCCAAGTTGTTGCAACGTGTCCCGGCGCTCGTTTTCTAGCGCTCTTTGGCGTTCTTTTGCTTGTTTGTCTGCTGCCCGCTTGGCTTCTCTCTCGGAATCGCGCCGCCTCTTATCTCCATCTTTCTTTTCCTGATCGCTTACGCCCTTGCTCGTGCTTCTCGCAATTTTAGCGCCGACCTCCTCCGCCTGCTTGGCTATTTCATTATCCTTTTCGACTTTCTCTAATCCTTCTAAGTACGCTTTTTTATACGCATCCGCAACGCTGCCCGTCTCCCCAAAAAGCCCAAACCCCGCGCTTAGGTTCTGCCTGAATTGAAAGATTGCCGCGCTAACGCCCGATACTGTAGCTGGTAATTCGTCAAAGAATTGCAATATATCCGCGCCAATCCCAAACAAAAAGGCTTTGACGTTTGCCGTAAGCTTTGCGAATTCTACGCCAGAATTCCCGAATTCACCCGCCAATCTTGCCTGAGCTTCGGCCAGTGCCAAATTGGCTTCAAAAAGTTCCTCTTGCTGGCTTTGATATTCGTTTGTTGATTCGGTAACGTTCTGGGTTTCGCTGTCTATATCGGCTAATAGCTCTAAGTATCTTATTCCGGCATTCTCACCGGGCCCGCCAAAAGTATCGGCAATAACGCGCTGGGTCTGTTCGGCGGTCAACTCCGTATCTCTTAGCCCTTTTGTTACTCTTGAAAGCGCCTCTGTGGTCGTTATTGAGCCGTCATTGATACTACCAAATAGATTGCTCGTAAACTCTTCGCCAAACGCATTATTAAGCGCGTCCCTCGTTGCTTTTGTTTGCTCTCTGATCCTTAGCCCGAATTCCTTTACCGCGTCCAGCCCTGTATCGCTATATATCCCTTCGGTTTGCGCCTTAATCAGTATCCCGACGAATTCCTCTGCTGTATTACCGGCTTCCCGAAATTGCGCAGGGTATTCTCTAAGCTGCTGCAAGAAATCACCCTGAGCGTCCGCGCCTTTCCTAAAGCCCGCTTCTGTCAATTCCAGTGCCCGACCTAATGTAATACCGAATTCCTTGCTTAATGTGTTGGCGGCGTCCGCTATCTGTTTTGCGTCCTCCTGGTAGGTATTGGCTATTGCGCTTACCTGTGCGGTGCTTTGTTCTAATGCCTTTCCTGTTTCGCCTGTAAAGTTTTGTATCTCCCCTTGCAAGACTCTGAACTCTTCAGTAAACTCACTCAGCGCCTGAACGCCCGCCGCTAATTGGTTGATTAATTCAAAAACAAAAAAGCTGGTTGCTATCGCTTTGCCTGATAAACTGGCCTGTTCTCCGATTGACTTAATCCCTTCGCTGAAATCGCCTAAAAAGGGGATTGCGTTTTTGAATGCGTTTTCATAGTCGCCGACGTTGCGCTGAAACTGTCCCGCACGGGCGTCTATATCTTTTAGCCTGCTGTCAAAAGCCCCTACCGTTTTTTCTAGTGCCTTAAATTCCTCTGTATTCTCTTTCCCTGCCGCTGCCAAATCCTTCATTCTAGTACGCGCAACGATTAGCTGATTGGATAGCTTTCTATACGCCCCTACGTTATCCTCTGCAACTTCAAATTCAGCCTGCCTAGCCTTTACACTAGCTCTAACTTCGGCATTAACTTCCTTTTGCCGCGCCTTCAAGTCAATAAGCTGCTTTTCCAGTTTAGCGGTCTGCGGTTTCGTTAGCGCCGGATCTTTCAATTGCTTATTAATCGCTTGAATAGCCAGTTTCAAGTCGGTAGCGCTTTCAATCGCCGCCTCTGTTCCCTCTATGTTGATCGTAAATCCTAGTACCTTAGCCATGTTACGGGTATCTAAACCGTACCGTGATATTAACCACTGTTACGGGCGTATTTGTAAATGTTATTTCATCGTCTGAGCCGTCGATATTTGTTACAGAGTAATTACTTGAGTCTATATACATGCCATTAGCGTAAACCCAAATCTGGGCTTTGTCTGATGGTAATGTGCCGGAATTGACACTAACGCTAATCGTCTGAGCTACGGGCGCGGTAAATACTTCCTCATAGAAGCCGGAAATACTGCCCGGAATGATCGCGCCGCCTAAGTAACCGCCAGCGCCGCCGGAACCGCCCGAAATACTAGACTCACCTTCGCCAACCGGGCTACTTACTTTGTTATCCGCGTCGGTTTGCAGCGGCACCGCGTCCAGTAAAAGCCGTGTTTTTGTGCTATTGCTTGAAAGCGGATTGTAGCCGTCGATTTCTTGCAAAATATATTTGTCACCGTTGATTTCTATACGATAACGGAAAGACAATTGTGCCAGGTCGATCTCATTCCAAAATAGGTAATAGTCATATTGCTTGCCTACCTCAATACGTTTTGCGCTTTGCAAATGGAATCGGGTAAGTAAACCCGTTACCGTTTCGCCCGTGTTGGTCGTTTCGTCTCCAAAAGAAAGGGAAAGGTCAACGCCGGACGGGTCGTTGAAATTAACCATGAACGCCGCCGGGAAGTCATACGCCGACGTAGCACTTGTTGCCGTGTCGTACAGGTTCACATACCCGTCGTACCCTGAACGCCGCCCAGCATAGTATAGAAGTCTGGGCGCCGTGTCGTAGTCGGGATCACTGGCCGTTGTGTTTTGGTAGTCTTCCGGGTAAATAATCGGGATCTGCGGCACAAAATCCGTACTGCTTGAATTATATATTGAATTAGCAGGGTAGTGCAAGGCCTTAGCAAAGAATTGGGTTGTTGTTCTATCTTCACCTTCTGGGAAACGCCCGGCAGGGTAGCGGTAGCGGGCAGAATATAAAGAAACGCCTTTCGCCCCTTCAATCGCTTCGGTTGTTTCGTCATCGGTCGCCCACGCTAAAACAAAATCTCTTTTCTTGTTTGTGATCATAGCCAATTCGCCGCCCTTACTAACATCAAAGTATCGCGACATATCCGAAGCGGAAGAACGAAAGAAAAATCCGTCATTTGCTTCTGTCGTCGTCGCTCCCGTTGAATCTGCGCGATAGGTAGCGTAGTAGTAGTCTGCCGGATAAGCGGCGACTGTACCCGCTTGTACGTCCGTTTGCCATTTTAGATTGAAAATCCGCGTTAGGTCGGTTATCATATCGCGCACCTTCCAGTCAAAAGGTATGATATATTGCCATGGTATAGGGTCATTTAGGAACCATTCGTCTTTTTCGAAATCGACAGTAAAAACAGAGGTCAAAGTAAAGGGGTCGCTGTCTGTTGTATCGGTTTCAGTTTCAATAAACGCCCGTATTTCTGCGTCTGCTTCGAGCGTACCCGTCCAGCTTATCGTATGTAGGCCTATACCGCCCGTTTGACTCACTGTTGAGTCGTATATTTTCGTAAAATTGAATGTTGTGGTATCGTTTTTGAACCCTAAATAAACGGTCTGGTCGTCAGGGAAACCCGAACCCGATTCTAAAAAGTCGATTAAGTTAACTGTTAAATTGAGCCGGTAGAGTGCTTTTAGCGGCGCTTTGAAGCTTTGCGCGTAAGTATGGCCGCCCTCGTTGTAGCGGTCGCCGGGGTCGCGGTTTGGGTCGGGTGTTTCTTTGTCGTGATTTATGATAGTTTCCGTTGCCGTCGTTGTGGGCGCTGCAATGGTTTGCGCCGCGCTGCTTTCTACCCTTATATTTACCTGACTATTCGCATATTCGCCGTCTAAGTTTAGCGGAACAGGTATAATTAGGCGGTTAAATGGGTCTGAGTCATACAGAGAGGCCACAGAATATCCGATTAAGGTAAACGCCTTGTCTAGTATTGAATTAACAAAAATCGCGGGTGTGTGGTCAATATGCCGAATTGCAGAGCTTTGCGCCCATTCTGCCCACTTAACGACGGTAAAGCAGGATTCGTCAGCAGTAGGGGAGTAGGCCGCCTCTGTTGCGCTTGCAGTCAACGTGCCGTCTGTCCATCCTAAATCCCTAATGCGCAAGTCTCCCAAGTCCTGAAACCAATCGGCGTTGGAACCAAAGAACGCATATTTGTAGCCTGCTGGCCTAAGCCCGTACCCTTTGCGGATAAGCGAGACATTAGTTAGTTGCGCTTTGCCAGCCAGGACAGGCAAGCCGTTTACTTCAATCCTTGCGGCCTGGAGTGTCCCGGCGGCGCTGGTTATCGTTGCCGGTTCGTCTGCACTTTCTGCTATTTCCGTGTTGACATTAGTGGGCGGCAGAACAATAGCCCGCTTTGAGTGTGCGCCCCGGACGTTACCCAAATCCGTTTCCTCAATACTGTATTGAATCGCAAGAGATAAGCCGCTAACGTCTACGTTTGCCTGCTGCCCGCCTATGAATATGTCAACGTATTTTTTCATCAGCTTTCCTGCGTTATCTCATTTTCAAAAAGTACGGTAAAATCAATTTCTTGTTCTGCCAGATTGCTAGTGTCTATATTGTTGCTGCCAGGTTCGACGGTAACAAGCCAAAGGGAGCCGTCTAATTCCATATACACTTCCGGCGAAATAAACATATTTCTAACCCAGTCCGCCGTCGTTTGGTCGATCACGACTTTGAATTTGTATTTGATACGGCTTTCAATGCCGGTCTTAATTATCCCCTCCAGGTCGCTATCGGTTGGAATAGGTTGGTTTATTTCGCCTATCTGCCCGTCATGCTCGTGTTGCTTGATAATTTGCCCCTCAAACGTGTATTGATCAACGCCGCCCAGGCTGTTCAGCCAATAAAATCGGTAAGCGTCGGCGCACCTGGTCACAACGTCAAAACGCCAGGCTTCGCTGTAAGCGTCTCCGCTTGCGTTCCCTAGCTCAATAGTGTAGTAAGTAATGTCTGAGAAGTCGGCAGGCATACCGCTTTCGCCTTCTAGGTTCGCCGTTCCTGCGTCAATGCTTATCATTGTCGGGTTGGGGCCGGCCGAAAATGTGTTTTGAGAAGCCGACGAATTAAACCCCGCGCTATCATAGAACTTTAACAGGATGTACTGCCAACCTTTACGCGCCGCGCAGACCGCCGCCGGTTCACTTTGCCCTATGTCCTGAGCGCTTGCGCCGTCTGTCAACCACTTAAAAGGCGTTGCCGTGCTTTGCTGATAATAGTCAGTCATCGTTATATCATTCGCCGGGCGTTTGGCAGCAAAAGCGTAGAGCGTTGACGAGGTTTCGCCCGAGCCGGACGTTTCCAATAAACCAACGCTGTTACGGTATTCTAAATAAGCGTCAACGCTGTAATTCGCGTAAGCATCCGCCGCAACGGTCGCCGTAAAGCCAGACTGAGCCGGGAAGATAGTAGACGCTGCAACATAATCAGTGCGGGGCAAAAGATAGCGCTGTATAGGGCTTTGTACGTCGATATAGAAAGTATAATCATTGCCGTCTTTCGCGGCATAGGGCTTCCTGTACGTCACCTGCAATGCTCCGGCGACATATACCTCAACTTTCAACGCCTCAATACTTGCCGTGCTGCTCGCCGTGCTTGTGAATCTTAGCGGCCTATATGCGGCGCTCAGTTCTTCCGGTTCGACTGTAAAACTCATTTTTCATCGCATTTATAGTGTATGTACCCTTCATTTGATCCAAGCATGGCTGCCATTTCATTACCCTTTTTGACTATCGGGCAACCATCCACGCCCCATTTTACAGCCTTTCCGCAAACAATACATTTAGGATGTTTTTCTTTTTCTTTGCCCATTTTTTTTAGGTTTTTTTTCTAGTCGTTTCAATGTTGTATCCGAAACCGCCCAACTCCCAACCTTATAGTCAAGGCTCATTAATTCGTGTGCAAAAATATTCGCGTCCACCTCATAAGGTAGCAACTCATGAAAAACGTGGTTAACCGAATCCTCGGTATAAGGCAACGCGCTATAAACTTTTGCGAGATTTTCGTTATAAATGCAAGTGCGAACCGGAGCGAAATTGTATTGGATTTTATGCCGAAACTCATGCAATAAAAGCCAAATCATTTTTATCACAGACGGCTCATATTCGCTGCCTACGTGGAAGGTCAAATAATCGCCCTCGTCAATCCCGATAATCATTTTTTTGTTTATCCAGGGATTTTTAAGATTTTTTTTAGATTCATCCAGCGGTCGCAACTTCACCTCGTAGGGCAGAAACCGCAAGTACTCTGGCCGGCGCTCCTTGATCATCTTCGTGAAAAGCTTTCCTGGGACAGTCACCCGCCGAACGCTTTCATCTGCATAGGTGACATTTACCAAGCTTTCACCCGGCGCGTCCTCTGCTGCATAATGCAGTTTTTGCCATTTTTGCTTATTTATTTCA